CCAAAGAGAAAACATTAGAGCCTGAACTCACTCCCAAAGAAAAAGCAACAGCAGCAGGTGAACCCTACGTCAATATTTTAAGTATGGACATTGACCCTGCGGATATTAACACTGGTGCATTTGAACTAGATTGGAATGAAAAGTTTATTATCAACTTGATTAGAGCAGGGTACAAACAAAAAGATACAGATACAGATACAGTTCTAGTAGACAGGTGGTTCCAAAATATTTGTCGCAATATCCTACTAGAAGGGTATGAGCAGCAACAGGCCGATCCAACCAACCGTCCACATCGAGATGCTAGAAAGGTTAATACTAAAGATTTAGGCAACGGTAAAACGGAGGTTAGCTAAATGTTTACTGATATTTCGTTGAATTGTCCAGACTTTTATTTTAATTTGGGATCCATAACACATCATAGTGAGATATATCAAATCTTGCGCGATAACAAAATTGTTAAAATGTATGCATATGCTATAATGTATAGAAAAAGTTTTGTAGAATATGAATTTTTAAAGATTGGACAAAGTTGCCCGGAACCCGGTGAGGATACTCATGAGGCGATAGGGGAACGATTAGGCAGACAATTAGCTTGGTTTGATGGTTGGGGCTATGAAAAGCCAAAAAGCGCACATGGCGCTGATTTTTATTTAAACACAATGGCTGAAATTAAAAATGGCAATTTGCCTCACTATTTGAATGATAAAAAATATTTATGTGTAGGTGTTTGGAACATTGATACTAGGTCTCACGCAGTATCGAATTTTATTCGCAAAGACCGAGATATGACTGAATGGGTAGAGGGAGAATTAGCGAACCAACATAAAAAACAAAAATATTGTTTGCCATTACTAAACTATAAAGACCCTACTAGGAATTCTGGTTATGTTAGTTGTAGTATAAATAGGGAACATTTTTCAAAATTATTTTCTTTTTAGAAAGTTGACAATAAAACTTTTGTGTAGTATAATTGCTAATTCTAAATGATAGTATCATACCCTCATGACATATAAATACGCACTTATTGATACAGCCAATTCTTTCTTCCGCGCTAGGCATGTAGCGTCACGCAATAGTAATGCTTGGGAAAAGGTAGGTATGGCCCTACATTTAACTCTAGCCGGTATCAACCAAGCTGTAAAACGATTTGGAATCGACCACACGGTGATATGTCTGGAGGGCAGGTCATGGAGGAAGGATTTCTATAAGCCCTATAAAGCTAATCGTGCAGTTGCCAACCAAGCAATGACTGAGGAAGAGGAAGAAGAGAATAAGATGTTTTGGGAAACATACTCTACCTTTACTCAATTCTTACAAGAAAAAACTAATTGCTCGGTTATCAGGCATGAGCGGGCTGAGGCAGATGATATTATTGCTAGGTTCATTCATTTGCATCCCAATGATCATCACTACATTATCAGTAGTGACACAGACTACCTTCAGTTAATCGCACCAAATTGCAATCAATATAATGGGATTACCAATCAACTTGTCACACTTGAAGGATACTTTGACGAGAAAAATAGATTGATTGTAGATAAGAAAACTAAAGAACCCAAAACACTAGGTGACCCGCAGTTTATCCTTTTTGAGAAATGTATGCGCGGTGATGGTACTGACAATGTGTTTAGTGCTTATCCCAACGTAAGAACTAAGGGCACTAAAAACAAAGTTGGTCTTATCGAAGCATATGCTGATAGAAATAAACAAGGATACCGGTGGAACAATCTAATGTTGCAACGCTGGTCAGACCATGATAACATAGAGCATCGTGTTAAAGATGATTATGAAAGAAATCGTGTTCTAATTGATCTAACCGCGCAACCTCAAGAAATTAAAGACTTGGTTGATGAGAGTATTCGTAATAGTGTTAGAGTAACTACTACACCGCAAGTGGGAATACACTTTATGAAATTTTGTGGTAGATTCGAACTGACCAAAATCAGTGAACAAGCAGAAACTTACGCTAAATGGTTAAACAATCCTTATAAGGGAGAATTACATGGACCCACGTGATAAACAAAATCTACAATTTATTCTACAAGCCGATGCCAAAACACTTACTCGATGGTGGGCTACACTGGATGAAGAAGATAGAATGTATGCGCTAGGTTTGATGGCCGCACACCGTCTAAACTTGGTAGATGAAGCAGAAGATAGAAAAAGAATGCTCTCTCCTCAAAATGAAGATTTGTCACTAGCGCAAGCAGTGCTACAAAAATTTATGCTACCATGAAGAAGATTTTCTACGAAAAGGTGGGGCGTGGTAGGTATATACCAGTCGCTGAATATGATCGTGATTATATGGATAGCTTTCCAAAAGGTAATCACTTGGTTATGTGTCATCCTGGTGGCAAAAGTATTCGATATCATATCGACCCCAACTATGCGGCAATGATTGCTGCCGGTGTATTTGCTGAAGATGCGGTATGTGAATCTATTATTGAGTCACAAAAACTAAAACCACAGCAAGAGCCCATTACCGAACATCAACAAAAACTATGGCGTGAGCTTGCCGAAAGTTTTAACCGAGATGATTACCCTTTGATTAGGCCTGCGGCTGTTGATGCTAGTAGAGCAGCGGTTAAAGCTATGATGGAAGAAGCTGATAAACTGATGACTAACCCAGCAGTAAGAAAAGCGTTTGAACAGTTTATGCTAATATGTGAATTAACTAAAGATCATGAATAGAATTATTACACGACAAAAAATCATACACCATATGTGTGTGGTTGCTCTACAAGAAGAAAGGCAAGGTCCTCCCCTAACACTGGGAGATTATATTAGCATTATATCTGACGGTCCTAACAATGAAGAACGGCAGATATTATGGGACAAAATGTCTAAAATATATGACAGGTGTATTGAGCCATATATGGAAATTAAAAAACAGGATAAATCAAATGACTAAAACTCTTATTGCTAAACCAGTTGTAAAAGATCAATATTGGATTGTAACCGATGGTGAAAGTAAGGTAGGTAATGTGCTTGCAGAAGGATCAGGGTATGAAGTAAAGCTGAATGGTAATAAATCCTTTTTCAAAAGTACAAAAACTATTCAAAAACAAGTTAACATCGAATTTCAACCTGTACAACCTCAACCTAAATTCAAAGAAATTCCCTTCAAAGATTATCCAACTACTAAAAAAGTTCATAACTCTATGTTGGATATTAAACGAAAACTACATCTATTTACCAAGACTCCCAAGAGCAAATGCTATCACGCTGCGGGTTGGTTTGCAATCAATCAAGGGGTAGAAGAAACTCCAGTCTTTTGCCCCAAGTATATTTTCATCCAGCGATATCCATATAAAGGACCATTCAAAACAGAAGAAGAGGCTAAGTTAGTGATAAATACTTAATGACAGCGGCTATCAAACGATTCATAGACAAAGTATCTCTAATAGAAAGCAGACAAACCAATACACTGGTACTGCCCATTGAAGAGGCCAGACTTCTACGAGATGAACTAGCCAAACTATTGGTAGATAGTTTTGAGTTATCAAATAAAAAAAATAAAGATGACCAAGTAATACAAGTAGAAATTAATGGTGGTAGCTGGTAATGAGTAGAACACAACCTAAAGTATTAATAGAACTGGTAGATAAAACTACTTACAAATGCGACCAAATCGTAGAAGCTGCTGGTATATGGGCAGTATTTTATGATAATCAACCTATCAATTTAAAAAGCCAACATTACTTAGATAATGAAGCTACTCCCAAATATAAAAAGACAAGTTTTAGCAATCCAGGTCATGCCAGAAACCTGTGCAGAAAATTAAACACACAGTTTAAAACGGATAAATTTACAGTAGTGTTTATGAATAATGGCAGTCAAGTGTACCCAGATGTATGATAAGTCTAAAAAAGTAATTATAGCAGAAGCTATATTGGGGCAACTACCCAAAGACGATCCTTTTTACCAATTCTGCTGTGATTTGCCAATCGATAATATAATATTTAGATGGTGGATGAGTGGTAGACTTGAGGGCCTTAGACTAACTGATGAAGGTGAGCGAGCATTTACTCTAGCTCAAATTGAATACTATACCTGTCCATATACCAATAGTCAGCAAAGTTGGTATTCATTCATAATAGCATGTAATAAAAAAATAGCGTGTCCTTACTATTTGGGGTCAAGGCGGCTAGAAAACAAAAAAAATGAACCATATATTAAACTTTATGATAGCAAAGTTGCTATGATGATTAACTTATATGGTAACTTAGAAGAATATTTAAATTCAGTAAAGGTGCGATAATGTCAGAAGAAAAGAAAACCTCAATGGTAGATATCTTAAAAGCAGCACAAGAAGCCAAAAATAAAAAGAATGGGGTAGTAGAAAAACAAAGCAAAGAACAAAAAGGCCCAAAAGTAAATAGCAAAGGGTTTGGTGGTCCTACAGTCGTTCGCAGAACTGGCCGCGGTGGATAATTGATCTAAAAATGCTGCATTGCCGCAGAGTGTGATAAATACTCATGTAGAGAATTCTACATTACACACATACAGGAGAGCATTATGCAACTATCATTTTTAACATCAATATTCAATTTTTTCTTTGACCATATATCTTATCCATCTTCAAAGTCTGGATTAGAAAACTATATCACTAGACGTAAACCACAGAATATAGGTGAAGTCGAGCGTTTAGAAAAAGAATATATTAACAAGATTAATTCAGGCGGTATGCTATGAGCCAATTATCCACACGCTTTTTTCTATTTGTTGAACTATGCCTAGACGTTATTCGTAGCTATAAAAAGCATAATTCAGTGAATAGTAACTATTAAAAAATTACAGTTTAGTTACAGAGATAAATAATCATACACGCGCATAGGGTTGTGCGTGTAATACACACATACACATAAAGGATTTAAAATGAAAGACAATTTTCCAAAATTACCAGAAGTAAAATTCAACAAAAACGGCTATGAGATTCGCACAGAAATTTTAGCTATGGCCAAAGAGATTGTTATACAAGAATATCAAATGAAATTCAGTGGCTGGTCAATGTCAGTCGCTAAAGATGAAAAGACTGGTCAAGTTGTTACTCAAGTAGACATGCCAGAGTTTCCAGGAATGCAACATATATTAGATGCCGCACAACAGATGTACGATTTCGTAAATCAAGTTCAAGGTAAATAATAAAAAGCCCCAGAAGGGGCTTTTTTAATGGTAAGAGTTTATCTAACTAAATATCTGTCTATATTGCGGGGATACACGAATGAATTGGATAGAGATAGGTAATAATTTTTATGTTGCAAAAAAATACAGTGAAGCCAAAGCTGCATATTTAAAGGCTGTAGAAGAAAACAACCAAGATTTAACCGCACTGCATAATCTAGGTCTTACTTGTCATCAGTTAGGTGAATTTGAAAATGCGATTAAATTTTTAGATTTACCATGTGCCAATGGTTCTTCAGGTTCTTTACTTAGTAGGGGAGTAGTGTTTAGAGAACTGGGTAGATACCAAAATGCTCTAAATGATTTTATGGGAGCTATCTTAACCGATCCAAAGTCTTCTGCTGCCTATTCAAACTATGCCAATAGTCTAAGAGAATTTTGCTTACCTGAACAATCTATATCCTTCTTAAAAACCGCACAAAAACTAGACCCTGATGCAGTAAATCCTCACCTAAATGAATCCATTGCATATTTAACAGCAGGTGATTTACTAAAGGGTTGGGAAAAATATGACTATCGTTGGTTCTATGAAACAGGTGCAAGTTTAAAACCCAAGTTAGATAAACCTGAATGGGATGGTTCACAATCTTTAGCTGGCAAAACAATACTTATTTACAATGAACAAGGGTTTGGTGATAGCATACAATTTTGCAGGTATATTCGCATGGTACAGCAATTAGGTGCTACTGTTATACTTGCAGTAAGACCACCCATATTTGAATTATTTTCTTCTAACTTTCCCGACATTCAAGTGATACCAAGTGCAGGACCTCTGCCCGAGTTTGATTATCATATCGGCCTATTAGGATTACCTGTAGCATTTAAAACTTCGATGGGCACAATTCCCAATTCTCCTAAATATCTTAGTGCTGATAAAGAACACGTTGCTTTTTGGAAAAAGAAGCTAGGTAAGAAAACTAAAAAAAGAGTGGGTATCATTTGGTCAAGTAATAAGGCAGCTTGGACTTCACGATTTAGAAAAATTGATTTAGCGGCACTTGCTCAAATAACCAGTGATGATTTTGAATTTATTTCTCTATCTATGGATGCTACCGATGAAGAAACCCAAATACTAAAGAAATACAATATTAGACATTTTGATAAAGAGATGTTAGCTGGATTTGATACCACTGCAGGCCTAATTGAAAATTTAGATTTAGTTATTACCATTGATACCGTTATTGCACATTTGGCCCCTGCACTTGGTTGCAAGACTTGGGTAATGTTAGCAAAATATGGAGTAGATTGGCGTTGGTTCTTAGATCGTGATGATAGTCCTTTCTATCCTACCGTTAAACTTTTTAGACAACCTAATTATGATGATTGGGCTGGTTGCTTGTCCAAAATTAAAAGTGCGTTGGAAGAATTTAAAAACAGTTGACAATAAATGGCTATGGATGTATACTATCATTTCATATATTGATAGGATTCGTCCATGCTTTATACGCTACTTTATATTGCCTCTATGACCAGTGGCCCCGCATATTTGGGCGACTACACTAACCAACAAGCTTGTCAAGCAGTGATTAGAACCATTTATTCTACCCGATTGTATGCTGTTGGTCAGGGAAAAACTCCCGAGATTGAAAAAGCGGTTGATATTAAAA